TCCCCGTTGCAGCTGGCCGAGCAGATCGGTCAGATCACCGCCGGCACGATCCACGTCCGCATCAACAGCGGCGGCGGCGTGGTGGCCGATGGCATGGCCATCTACAACGCGCTCAAGCAACACACCGCGCACAAGGTGGTGTTCGTGGACGGCCAGGCGGCCTCGATTGCCTCGCTGATTGCCATGGCCGGCGATGAGCTGGTGATGTACGCCAGCTCGCTGCTGATGGTGCATGCACCGCACACGATCGCCGCCGGCAATGCGTCCTCGTTCCGCCAATACGCCACCGCGCTGGATGCACATGCCGGCGCGATGTTGGAGGCGTACGCCACCAAGACGGGCAAGCGCGCCGAGGTGGAACAGCTACTCACCGATGGCGCCGACCACTGGTACACCGGCGCGCAGGCGGTGGAGTTCGGCTTTGCCGACCGCGTGGCGGACACCGCTGCCACGGCCCGCGCCGAGGCCGCATCCGTCGTGGCGCTTACCGGCTACCTGCAGGCCATCACCCAGGCGCCGGCGCCAGTCGCCGCGCAGCTGCGCGGCCATATCGCCGCCGCGCTCAGCCCCAGCGTTTTCGCCTCACTTCCCGAGGTCACCCAAACGGCCGTCGTTGGCCACATCGAGGATCCTATGACCCAACAAACCTACCTCCGCATCCTCGCCAACGCCGGTGGCGGGCAGGGTGCTTCCACCACCACGGTCACGCCGCCTGCGCCTGTGCCCGCTCCGGCACCGGTCGTCGCTGCTGCGCCGGACGCCGCGGCCGCCGTGCAAGCGGCGCTGGTCGCGATGCGCGGCCGCAACGCCGACATCATGGCGATGGCCGAGCCGCACATGGCCAATGCGGAGATCCGCGCCTATGTGGACGGCGTCATTGCCGCGGCCGACCCTGCGGTGACCCCCGACAACGTAGGCCGCCACATCCTGGCGTTGATGGGCCGCAACAGTGAGCCGCTCAACGGCCGCGCCGGCGTTGTTGCTGGCGGCGACCAGCGCGACAACGTGCGCGCGGCGATGACCAATGCGATCCAGGCGCGCGTGGGCCTGGCGCAGGCCACCGGTGACAACCCGTACCGCGGCCATTCGCTGGCGGAGATGGCGCGCGAGTGCCTGGTGCAGGCCGGCGTGAATCCGCGCGGCATGGACCGGCGCGAGATCGTGGGTATGGCGTTCACCCATTCCACCTCGGATTTCCCGGCGTTGCTGGGCGATGCCGCGCGCCGCTCGGTGCTGCAGGGCTACCAGGAAGTGGAAGAGCGCTTCAGCGAGTTCACCCGCGCGGTGAGCGTGCCGGACTTCAAGCCGACCAATCTGGTGGGCCTGGGCGCGTTCTCCGATCTGCTGCCCGTGCGCGAGGGCGGTGAGTACAAGCAGGGCACCTTCAGCGAGCAGTCGCAGTCGATGCAGATCGTCACCTGGGGCCGGCTGTTCACCATCACGCGCCAGGCCATCATCAATGACGATCTGGGCATCTTCAGCGATGTGCCGCGCAAGATGGGCCAGGCTGCCAAGCGCACGCTGGCCAAGGCGGTGTTCGAGCTGATCACCAAGAACCCGCGGCTGGCCGACGGCAAAACGCTGTTCCATGCCGACCACGGCAACTTGTTGCCGGCCGCGACCATCACCACCGAAAGCGTCAGCGCGATGCAGGCCCGCATGGCACTGCAGAAAGACGCCGACAACAATGTCATCCGCGTGCCGATGAAGACGCTGCTGACGCCGGTGGCTCTCTCCGGTGCGGCACTGACCGTGCGCGCGGCCGAGTACGCGGTGGGCGGGGCGAACAACCAGACCACGCCCAACATCGTGCGCAACACCTTCGAGGTGGAGAGCGACGGCCGCCTGGATGGTGCAGACCCGAAGGCGTGGTACGGCCTGGCCAACTCGGCCTACGTGGATGCGCTGGTGGTGGGCTACCTGGACGGCAACCAGACGCCGTACCTGGAGCAGCACGAGGGATTCACCGTGGACGGTGTGGCCTGGAAGGTGCGCCTGGATGCGGCGCCGGCCATTGCCGACTACCGCGGCATCTACAAGAACCCCGGCCAGTAAGCCGCCTGCCGCACCGCAGGCGCGGTGCGGCATCTCTTCGCATCTGGAGTACTCCTCATGAAAAACGCATATCAAGACGGCCGCGTGCTGGACGTGACCCTGGCCGCTGCAGTGAGCAGCGGCGGTGTGATCGCCGACGGCAAGCTGGTGGCCATCGCCGTGACCGACGGCGCCATTGGCGACACGATCGCCGCACACGTTGAAGGCGTGTTCGCGCTGCCCAAGTTGCCGGCCGCCGTGTTCGCGCGCGGCGCTTCGGTCAATTGGGACGCCGACACCAAGCAGGCCATCTCTGCTGCTGGCGGCGCTGGCGATACCAACGCCATTGGCTATGCCATCGAGGCGGCCGCCAACGGTGCCGTCACGGTGCTGGTGCGCCTCACCCCGGGCACCGCCACGCCGGTGGCCGCCTAAGCCTTATCCACCACCGCACGCAGATGCCCGGGTGGCGCGTGCGGTGGTGGCTCTCTTCGACATGACCCAAGGATCAGACATGGCCCCGCCGCGCGGCGTCCGCAACAACAATCCAGGCAACATCGATCGCACGGGCGTGGCCTGGCAGGGCGAAGACCGCACCGCAGCCGCACGCGCACGCGAGGCGCGCTTTGCGGTGTTCCACACGCCCGAATACGGCTTCCGTGCCCTGGTCAAGACGCTGTTGACCTACCAGCGCAAGCATGGTCTGCGCACGGTGCGCGGGATCATCAACCGCTGGGCGCCGCCGGTGGAAAACGACACCGGCGCCTATGCGCGCCAGGTGGCCACCGCGCTCGGCGTGGACGTGGACCAGCGCATCAACGTGGAAGCACCAGCCACGGCGTTTCAGCTGGCCAAGGCGATTGCCAAGCACGAGAACGGCGGCAACTTCTGGGGCGATGCGGTCATCTGGGATGGCGTGGAGCTGGCGGGGATTGCCCGGTGATGGACGGCGGCGCCACGCTGGTGCTCAAGTCGGCCGCGTTGCTGGTGGCGACCAGCGCAGGCAGCGCGGTGGTCACCGAGGTGATCACCGGCAGCGAGCACCTGTTCCTGGGCATTCCGCAGTCGTGGTTTCTGGCGGCGGTGGTGGGCGCGTTGGTTGGCCTGCTGCTGCTCAGCGAGATCGACGTGGGCAAGGTCTCGGCGCCCAGCGGCGGGCCGGGCGTGCAGTGGCTGACGCTGCTGCTGCGCGTGGGCTTGCTGGGCCTGTTTGTGCTTGGCTTCGCCCTGGCTGCGGGTTGGATCGTGGTGGCGCTGGCCAACTACTTCCCCTCCGTCCATCGCATCGGCATCGCGGTGAGCGGGCTGAGCGGTTTCATCATCAAGCCGATGTTGCCGCACTACCTGGGCGCGCTGCAGAAGTGGTCCGACCGGCTGGCCGGGCGTGCGGGAGGTGCGGCGTGAGCCTCTACCTCCTGAGCCTGGCCAGCACGCTGGCGGTGTTCTGCGCCACAACCTGGCAACTGCTGCACACCTTCCACGCTGGCGAGCGTGCGCGTGACCGCGCCGCCTGGGCGCTGCGTGGCGCCTGCTTCATCGGCTTGGCGGTAGGGATGCTGGGCATCTTCCTGCGCGACCTGGCGCAGCACACGCCAGCGCCCTGGTACGTGCTGCTGGTGCGAGCGTGCCTGACGGTGCTGCTGATCTACCCATGGCGTCGGCGGGAGAGCGAGCGATGAATATCGTGGCCTTCTTCAAGGCGCTGGTGGCGTTGGTGTTCGGCTGGGCCGCCGATGCGCTGACGTGGTTGCGCAAGCCGGGCAGCCGGCTGAAGGTGGTGTGCGCTTTGCTTGCGGCGCTGCTGTCGATTGCCGCGCTCACGTCTTACCGCAAGGGCCAGCAGGTGATCGTGGTGACGCGCCAGGTGGAGCAATGCCAGAGCGATCGCACCGCAGCCCTGGAAGCAGCGCAGCTCAAGCGCGCCGAGTTGGAGCGCAACAACGCAGACAAGGACGCCGCATTGGCGACCATCGCCGCCAAGTTGCAGGCCGAGGCCGAGAAGCTGCGGCTGCTGCAGGAGCGCAATTCCGGCCTGCGTGACAAGACCGAAGCCGCTAAGGCCGCTGCCGACCGCAGCGCCAAGGCGTTCAAACACGAATACGACCAGCGCCCGGCCGAGTGCACCGCTGCACTGCAGGCGCTGGCTGCGGCATGCCCCAGCCTGGGAGGCTACTGATGCTGCGCTCTCTGTTCGCTATTGCCGTGATCGCCGGCCTGCTGGCTGGATGCGGCCGCAACGGCATCAAGCGCGAGGACCCGGCGCGGCCCGTTGTGGTGACGCCAGCGCCAGCGGTGATTGCTGTGCCAGTGCGCACCTACGTGCAGATCGAGCCGCGCCTGACCCAGCGTTGCCCGTGGGTGAAGAACGGCACGCTGGAGCAGGTGCTGGACGTCTCGCGTGGGCGCAAGCGCTGCCTGGAGTTCTACGAGGCCAACCTGGATGAGATCAGCCAAGTGCAGGGCACACCGGTAGGCGAGGGCAGCCCGTGAGCCAGATTCGTATCGCCGTGGACGCGGACGACCTGCTGGGCCGCCAGTTCAGCGCGTTGGAGCGCGAGCAGCTGCCGTATGCCGTGATGCAGGCCTGCAATGCGACCGCTTTTGAAATCCGCGAGGTGTGGAAGCGCACCGCACCGCGTGTGTTCGATCGCCCGGCACCGCTGACCATCAACGCCGCGATGTACCGCAAGGCGACGCGCGACCGCCTATTTGCCGAGATCTTCCTGCGCGATGAGGCGTTCAAAGGCACGCCGCCGGCGAAGTATCTGCGCACTGAAGTGGAGGGCGGCCAGCGCCGCAAGAAAGGCTTCGAGGTGTTGCTGCAGCAGAAGGGCCTGATGCCGGCTGGCACATTTGCCGTGGCGGGGCGCGGCGCCAAGCTGGATGCCTACGGCAATGTGCCCGGCAGCACCATTACCACGATCCTGTCGCAGCTACGCGCGCAGCGTGATGCCTATCAATGGGTGAGCAAGGAGTCGCGCAAGCGGCTGACCAGCGAGCGCAGCCGCGCCGAGTACCTGGGCAAAACCCGCCAAGGCACCACGGCGGTCATGCGGCGCACTGTCCGGCGCGGTGGCCGCTATTTCGAGATCAAGCGCCAGCGCGGCAAGTTGGCACCGGGCATCTATGAGCGCATCGGCACGGGCTTTGGCGGCGCGGTGCGCAGCGTGTTCGTGTTCACCGCACGGGCCAGCTACACCCAGCGCTACGACATCTTCGGCCTGGCCCAGCGCACCTGGGACAAACTGATGCCGTTCTACTTCAACCGCGAGCTCGACAAGGCCCTGCGCAGCGCGATCGCGAAGGTGGCCGCATGAGCCAGCGCGAGTTCCTGCAAGCATTCGATGCGGCCGCGTTCACTGCCTTTGCCGAGGCGGGCCTGGCCGATGGCGCGCGCTACCAGGCGCCCGGTTCCACCGAGACAGTGCCGTGCACCGTGCAGATCGACCGCGATGTACGCGACTTCGGTGGCGACCTGGCACCGGTGAGCACGGGTTACACGCTGGTGACGCTGCAACGCGCCGAGGTGCAGCCGGCCAAGCGCGGCCGCGTACTGCTGACCGGCGAGACGCTGGTGCTGGCAGAGCGGGTGCGCGAAGACGAATCCATTAGCCAATGGGTGGCCGACCATGGCTAGCCCACGCGAACGCCTTCGCGCTGCCGTCGGTGCGTGCCTGCAGCGCATCAGCGTGGCCAACGGCTACCAAACCGATGCCGGGGCCAGCTTCACCCTAGAGCCGGGCCAGGTGGACGAGGACGCCGCTGCAGTGATCACCGTGCTGGTGGCCAAGCAACAGCGCGCCAGCGAGAGCGCGCTGGTACGCACGCACCGTCTGACCACGGTGGTGATCGTTGCCAAAGTGCCGGCGCCGCTGGATACCGCGCAGGCGCAGCTGGATGTGCTGGTGTCCGACATCGAGCTGGCCATGGCCGACCAGCAGTTTCGCTACCCGCCGGGCATGCAGTGCCCGCAGTACCTGTCCATGGAACCGGTCAAGCCCGAAGCGGGCATGAGCTGGGTCGGGGCACTGCTCACCTACCAATCGCACATCCCCATTACCTGACGCCGCCCGCGGCACCCACAAGGAGCATCCATGCCCATCAATTCCCCCGATTACAGCTACCTGGGTAGCGGCGAGCTGCATCTGCGCAAGCGCGGCGCGGCCAAGCCGTTCCGCGGCGTTGGCAACTGCTCGGCCTTCAGCTTTGCGCCGCAGACCAACCGCATCAATCTGCTGGACAACACCCAGCCCGGTGGCGGCAACCGCAACTCGGTGGACCGCGTCACTGAGGTGCAAGTGAGCTTCACCATGCACGACTTCAGCGCGGACAACTTCGCCGATGTGCTGCGCGGTACCGCCACGACCATCGTTGCCGGCAATGCGGCCGATGAGTTGGTGGTTGCCTACAAAGACGGCGTCACGCCTCTTGCCAACTTGGCCGCCGAGATCAGTGCGGTAAAGCCGGTCACTGGCGCTGCGGTGTACACCAAGGGCAAGGACTGGGACATCAAGAACGGCGCGCTGTACGTGCCGGGTGATTCAACGATCGCGGCCCCGGCCGATGGTGAGGCCAACATCAAGGTGACCTACAGCTTCGGCGCGGCCGAGCGCCTACAGGCGCTGGTGAACCCGAACGAAGAATACGAGCTGCTGTTCCTGGGCTTCAACGAAGCGCGCAGCGGTAAGAAGGTGCGCGCACATGCGTACCGCGTCTCGGGCGGCGTGATTGGCGAGCTTGCGTTGATCGGCGAGCAGTACGGGGCCGGCACGGTCACCGGCACGCTCAGCAAGGACACCAGCAAGCCGGCCGGTGTGTCGCAGTACTTCACCTGGGATGCGGAGAAGTGATGGAGGACCTCGACGTACTGAGCCCGCCCACACGGGCCATCACTTTTCGCGGCGAGCAGCTGGAGCTGACACCGCTGACGCTGGCCCAGATCGGCCCCTTCATCAAGGCAACTCGGCCGATTATCGGACGTGTGCTGATTGCCGCCAGCTTGGTCAATGGCGGCGCCACGATCGAAGTTGCGGCGTTGCTGATGGACGTGCTGGAGCAGGACGCCGATGCCTTCGCAAAGGGCGGCGCCATCGTGGCCGGAAAGCCAGAGGCATGGGTTGCTGGTGCATCGCTGGCAGATGCCGCTGCGCTGGTCGAGGCGGTGGTGGAGCTCAATGAAGATTTTTTCGGCCAGCGCCTGCCAAGCCTGATGCAGGCGGCAGGCAAGGCCATCCCCGCGATGGTGGCGATGCAGGCACCGCCGGATGGGCCGACCTCGTCCAGTTCCTCATCGCTCGCGGCCACCAGCGACGAGACGTCCTGACTTACACCCTGGCGCAAGCCAGGGCGTTCGCTGCAGCCGCCGCGCGCGATGACCGCGCGCAGCTGCAGCAGCACGAAGCCGCCACGGCCTACGCCGTGCGCATGGCGATGGGCCTGGAGCCTGCCGCCTTTACCAAGTACCTCAACGACCTGACCCGGTAGATGGCCGAACCTTCTGCAAACCTGCGCGTCCGCATCAGTGCGGACCTCAACGACATCAAGCAAGGCATGGCGGTGTTGCGCGGCCAGCTGGCCGACGTGCGCAAGCAGGCCAGCGAGCCGCTGCCCGCCACCAACGTGGTCAACCAGCTGCGCGTCACCTCCGGCCAGACGCGCCAGGCGATGGCGCAGCTGCCGATGCAGTTCACTGACATCGTCACCAGCATCCAGGGCGGCATGCCGTGGTTCACGGTGCTGGTGCAGCAGGGTGGGCAGATCAAGGACAGCTTCGGCGGCATTGGCCCGGCGCTGACGGGCGTGTCTACGGCGCTGCTGGGCATGGTCAACCCGCTGTCGATCACAGCCGTGGCAGTCGCTGCGGTCGCATTGGCGTGGAAGCAGGGCAACGATGAGGGCACGGCCTTTCGCCAGGCCATGATTCTGGCGGGCGACAGCTCTGGTCGCACCGCCGAGCGACTGGCCGAAGTGGCCGCGCAGATGGACGGCATCTCCGGCGTCACGACTTCCAGCGCCGCCGCTGCGCTCACGCAAGTGGCGGCCACCGGCAAGTTCACTGCCGAGCAGCTGGAGACGGTGGCGATCGCCGCCGAGACGATGCGTGCCGGTACCGGCAAGGCGGTGCAAGAGACCATCGCCGAGTTCGCCAAGATCAAGGCGGACCCGATTGCGGCCTTGCTCGAGCTCAACGAGACGATGCACTTCCTGGACCAGACGCAGCTGGCCAACATCAAGACGCTGATCGAGCAGGGCAACCAGGTCCAGGCGGTCGCCTCGGCGTTCCAGCTCTACGCCGACACGCTCAAGGATCGGGCGGCCGATGTGCAGGAAAACCTGGGCTACATGGAGCGCGCGTGGCGCGCGGTGAAGGGTGTGGCTGCCGAGGCGTGGGACACCATGCTCGGTGTCGGCCGGCAGGAGACGCCAACCAGCAAGATCAAGCAGCTGCAATCCAACATCGAAGGACTCACCAGCGGCAGCGTGTTTTACAAGGATCTGGACCCTGCGGAGCGCGACAAGCTGGTCGCCAAGTTCCAGCAGCAGATCGCGTACCTGCAAAAGGAAGCGAACAAGAAGCCGGTCAAGGTGATCATGGCCGGCATTTATTCCGAGGTGGACAGCAAGCAAGAGCAGGCGCGCACCAAATTCCAAGAGCAGGGCGTGCAGTACCTGACCAAGCAGGCGCAGTTGGAAGAGCGCATCAAAGAGATGCGCCAGCTGGCGGCGCAGGCCGGCATCACCGACGCCAAGATCCTGCAGCAGCGCGAGCAGGCCATGCGCGACACGGCCGCAGCGGCCGGCGTCAAAGGCGCGGCGGGCATCGCCGCCTCGGGCCGCTCGGCGGGCCTGCAGTCCATCAAGGATACGTTGGCTACCGAGCAGGCGCAGATCGCCACCAGCACCAAGGTGCTGCAGGCGCAATACCAGGCGCGCGAGCTGTCTGCCGAGACGTACTACCAGCGCATGCGCGAGTTGACCGAGCGCGGCACGGCGACCGAGGCGCAGTCGCTGCAGAAGCAGATCGACTACCTCAAAGGCCGAAACGTCACCGGCAAGGATGCGATCGACATTGGCAAGCAAGTTGGCCAGATGGAGGCGCAGTTGGCCAAGGTGCGCGCCGAGGGCGCCGCCAAGCTGGATGTACTGGCCGCTGACGAGCGCAAGCTGACCAAGCAGCGCGAAGACGCGCTGACGTCCTACAAGACCGCACTCGATGCCAGCACAAACGCGCTGCAGGAAGAGATGGATGCAATGGTCGCGCGCGTGGGCTCGGGCGATCGCGAATTCGAGATCCAGCAGCGCCTCAACGAGGTGTACCGCGAGCAGGCGCAGCGGCTGACCGAACTGGCCTTGCTCAAGCGCGTGGGGACCATCGACGAGCAGACCGCCGCTGCCGAGGAGCAGGCCGTGCGCGCTGCCACGGAGCGCCGCGTGCAGGTGATCCGCGACGGCTACGTGCGCATGTCCGAAGCACAGGCCGACTGGGGCAGGGGCGCTTCGGCGGCATGGGCCAACTACCGCGACGAAGCCAGCAACGCAGCGGGCGCGGTGGAGAACGCCACCACTGCGGCGCTGACCTCGTTCGAGGACATGGTGGTCAAGGCCACGACGAAGGGGAAGCTCAGCTTCACGGACATGGCCAATTCGATCATTGCCGACTTCGCGCGGATCACGGTGCGGAAAGGGATCACTAGCCTGCTGGGCGGTGTGTTCGGCGGTGGGGCTGGAGCCGGTGCCGTGCAGCGCGAGGCGATTGCGCTGCAGGGCTGGGACACCGGCGGCTACACCGGGCCGGGCGGCAAGTTCGAACCGGCGGGTGTCGTGCACAAGGGCGAGGGCGTGCTGAGCCAGCGCGATATCGCATCGATTGGTGGACCAGGTGCATTTCTTTCCCTGCTCAGCACGATACGCAGCGGGCGAGGTTATGCCGCCGGTGGGCTGGTTGGTAGCACTGCAATGCCCTCCGTTGCCGGTCCCGGCGGCATGAGCGTGGAGATCAACAACTATTCCGGCCAGCCAGCGCAACAGCGCGAGGAGCGCACTCGCGGCCCCGACGGCAGCGAGCTGCGCAAACTCATCGTGGACGTTGGTGCAGCAGATATCGCTGGCGGTGGTCGGATGGCTGGCGCCATGAAAAACCGCTTCGCCCTGAAGGAGGGACGCTGATGGCAAGCCTTCCCGCCTATGTCGGCGTGCTCTATGACGCCATCCGCGAGCGGCCAGTGCCCTCGGTCAAGCGCACGGAAATGGAGCGTGGCCTCGCCAAGCAGGAACGGATCAACTCGCGGACGGTGGTCAATCTGCCGCTGTCTTTCGATTTTTCCAACAAGGATGACGCCGCGGCGTTCCTGGATTGGTACTTCGATGTGATCAAGGTCGTTGGCACGTTCACCATGGCGCACCCGCGAACCGGGCGGCAGATCATCGCGCAATTCATCGGCGGCGACATTGGGGAACTGCGCGCCGTTGAAGGGGTTGATCGCCCTTACCAGTGCGACGTGCAGATCGAGTACCTCCGATGAGCACGTTCCAGGAGCGCCGCCAGCGCGTGACCGACACAGACGGCCCGCTGGAGCTGTTGGAGATGACCGCGCCATCGTTCGCCGCGGTCCTTCGCATCGTCAACGACACGCAGGACTGGACCAGCAACGGCAACCTCTACAAGCGCTGCCCGTTTCGGTTCACACCGCCAGCTGACCAGGCCGGCCAGACGCCACGCGCGCAGCTGGAGGTGGACAACGTTGGCCGGGGTGTCACCGAGGATCTGGAGCGCGTCCAGCCAAACGAGCTGGTGATGTGTCGCTACCTGATCACGGATCGAACCGCGCCCAACGTCATCGCGCGCCGCTTCTACCTGCCTCTGACACAGGTGCGCGCCGCCGGCCCGCTGATCACCGCACAGATCGGCGTGGACTTTTTCATGCGGCAGCAGGCCGTAAAGCTGCGCGCCAACCCGCACACGCTGCCGGGGATCTTCTGATGCGCGCGCCTGACGTTGACCGCTTCGTCGGTATTCCCTACGACACCGACACCTACGATTGCGCCGACCTTGTGGCCCAGGTTCAGCGTGAGCTGTTCGGCCGCGATGTGCAGATGCCCGCGCGCCGCCCGCGTGGTGCCGCCGGCCAAGCCGCCATTGGTGGCCTGTCGGCGGCCTACGCGGTGCCAACTACCACGCCCGTCAATGGCGACTTGGTGTTGATGTTCGACAAGGGCCAGAGCCGGCCCGGGCACGTCGGCGTGTTCTTCCACCTGGCCCACGAGGCTTGGGTGCTCCATACCACCAGCGCGCTCGGCAGCAGTTGGCTGCACCGCGTGCGCGAGTTGCCGGACTACGGCGCAAGGATTGAGGGCTATTACACATGGGTCTGATGACCGCACCGGCAATTGAAG